AACAGGAATAAATCCACCACCTCTATAATCCATTTCCATTTGTGGCATTCCACCACGTGCTAGTCCTATAATTCCACCATTAGCAGCCTCTTCATAAGGCGGTTGCGCTGGAACATTTAACCAGTCAGTCAATCCTAATCTTTCAAAGATTACTGCAATCTCTTCTTCACTATAATTATTATCTTCTAAACCAGCTCTAATAGCTGCTGCTCTTGCGCTTTGAATTTGATCCATTCCTAATCCTGCTTCTTCCATTTCTCTTAATTGATCACGATCAAATTGTTCTTGTAAATCAATAGCTACTTCATAAGCCACGTCTCCCGTTCCTTGAGCAACGGTTGGTGTTAAAGCCAGAGCTGCGTCTTGTAATACTGGGAATTGTTTATTTCCTAAACCGAACACACCTTTTCTACCTGGCACAGTTCTTTTAAATAAATCTCCTGGATTTTTTCCTATATCAGCTAAAGTTTGTCGAGTACCTTGTACAAAATCAGATGCAGATCCTATACCTTCTCTCATTATATTCTCTGTGCCTTGCATAAATCCTGTTGGTCCTGCTTCAGTTGTGTAAGGAACTGATATATCACCAAATTGATCAACTCCTGTAGCTCCTTTATCAATACCACTTCTAATACCTGTTTTAGGATCAGTAATTTTATTAGAACCTAAAGATCCTAATCCAAAAGACAGTGCTTGTGATAAAGCATTTAAATCTGATAGTTCACCGGTTGCACTTTCATCAGCTGCAAACTGTCCGGCCGTATTATAACCTGCTGCAATTAAACCTCGCATCAAAGGACTCATTCCAGGAGGTAACATTAATGTACCTATACCAGCTGCATATGGAGCCATCCATCTTAATTCATTAGGAATAAGCTTATCACTAAGACTCGCGAAAGGCTTAGTTACATATTTTTCTAGTGGCTTTTTTAATTCATTAGGTACTATATCGTCCCAAAATTTTCCCATAATTATGTTCCTTTTTTATTGTTGAGGCAAGTGCGCGAGACTTGTAAAAATGCGCGTAACGTATAATTTACTAGGTTTTTTTCCATTCGTCAACGTCCTATACAGTGTTAGTATCCGCACCCAAAGGTATACTTTGAATTTTAACGTGTACACTTCTTGATATATGCTCCTTTTTTGTATCAGTAAGGGGGCTATCTACGTCAGCTTGCGCCTCCATATCTGACATATATTCTCTGCCAGTTCCTATGTGTTTAATTGTTACCTCTACTCTAGGTTTATATATTAGTACTTCTTGACCCTTAACTATTTTCTTGTCAAATGACTCTTCTTGTTCCACAAAAGGCATTATCTGTCCTCCCTGTTAATTTCTAATATTGATGCTACTACAAATAATCTATTAGCATTTGCAGCCGTTACTTGTAAAACTTCGTTTTCCATCATAATTAATGGTTCGGTTAAAAATTGTAATGTCTCACTACCACTCAGTGCTTTGGTTTGAAATAAAGTAAACTTGTCAGCTGTTGCTGGATCTCCATTAAATAAATCTACTGTTAAAGTGCTTCCACTTCCACTATCATCACTCACTAGTAATGATTTTATAATAGCTCTAGAGTTTGATGGAACAGTATATAAAGTTGTTACTGTAGCTGTTGTCAAATCTAGTTTTGAATTTTTATATATATTTGCCATTAGCCTAATCCTAACCAAGTGTATCGTTCTTGATCCTCTTTTAATTGTGTTAAGTATGTAGAGTTTAACTGTTCTATAATAGTTGTTAACGCTCTGTTAATTTGTCTTTGGTTATCTTCACTATATTCTTTTTTAGGTTCTGGTAATCTTACTACTACTTTTGCCATTATCTTCTCCCGTCTGGTTGTATGTCTACTTGAAAAGTTCCGAATCTCCAGTTCTCACTGATTCCAGTATTTTCTATTTTTAAATTTGCGTATCTACCTCTAGCTCTGGTATCTATTTTATCGGTTGCAGTTGTAATAGTAAAAGGACTTAAAGAGGTGTCCGTCATATTATCTGCTGGATAATCTGAAATAGCAATCGTTACTTGATTGTTTCCTGTAAGAACTTTAAAGTTAGGCAAGAATCTTCTCATAGCTAGGAATACCTCACTTTGATCGGGTTGTAAAGAAAAGCTGAATGATCTAATGAATGAAGTTAAAACAGTTGTACTTCCATCTGGATTGATCTGATCAGTCCCTGTTTCGTGTTCAAATAAAACTGTTTGGCCTAAGCCTGTCTCACCTTGAATGACTGGAAATGTACCTGTGTTACCACTATTAAATGCTGTTGCATAAGGTTTTGGATATACTAAAGAATCAGTCCAAGTTGTTCTAATAGAATTTGTATTAGTTCCTGTATACCAATTACCCATAGGTAAGTTGGCATTGTCTTGTCCGTAGTTATGAACTACATATCTACTATTATATTCCGAACCAGCTGTTGGATACCACCAAACAACTTCGGTAAATAGATTATTAATTCCTGCGTTTACTTGTTGACCCTTCGTTGTATCAATATCATCATAAATATAATCTTCCACAGAACAAGGCAGAGTATTAACAGTACCATCAAAAGAAAAGAAACCATTATTACCCATCCAGTACGCAACACCATCAATTTCAATAGCTGCATTCTTACCAATCAATCCACAGTTTGTACCAACTTGTTCAAAACCAAATGTAAATGGTGCCCCTACAAATTTCATTGTGTACAATGCATTGTCAGTCCAAATCAAAATATTTTCTTTTGCAACTAGACCTCCCATAATCTTTGTACCATCTTGAAGTCTTTGTGTTCCAGCAGTGTTAGTTGCTTCTGGTGTGTACTCATTTATTTTTTCATTTGTAGAAAATCTAATAAACATATCATCTTGTTTTTCTGGATTACCAATAGTTGTTTCAGTTCCTAAATGAATTAAGTGACGTGTTGTAGGTGAGATTAAAGTAATTCTTGTAGCTGTTGGATTGTTTGTTGTTTCAAATCCTGTTGTAGATTGTGATGCTCTCGTGGTTAATCTTGCTACAATAGATGCATCCCAAGTAAATGTTTTTCCATTTGCAATGGTTGCAACTAAAGTATCACTATAATTAGTTAAAGACCAAAGTCCTGGTTCTAATGTAACAGTTGCTGCATCAACTGCACTTCCCCATCCACTGTAATCTGTAGCGTTTGTAACTGTTGTAGTATCGGCGTGAATGGCTGTTGAAGTTCCATTTGTTCCTCTAGTAATTCCATCTAATTCATTTCCAACTAAACTCGTATAAGTTATTAATTCATTTTCTATAATAACTGTTCCAGCACTTGGAAAACCTGTAGTAGAAGTTAATCTAATTTGTGTAGCTGATCCATTATTACCATTAGCATCGGCAGCTAACGCACCATCTAAAGTAGAAGCCACAGCTCCACTTACTGTTCCACCAAAAGGACTAACACCAAAACCATAACCATAAGATTGAGCGGCTGGTCCAACAACTTCAAAAGGTTGAACTGTAACTGAACCACCGGTTGTCGCAGCGGGTCCAGCCGCAGCTGAAGCTGTAATTGTAAAAGATGTAGAATTAGGAACGGTTATAACTTGAAAATTTATATTATCAAAATTAGCTGTTGTAACACCTGTTGTTCCGCCAGGCATTGTACTTGCTGAAAGTCTAACTATATCTCCAACCGATAGATTGTGCGCACCATTAGTATTAAGAGTGACGCTTGTAGTTCCATCAAATGTAAATGTAACAGTTGCAGCTAATGCTGTTTTTAAAGGAGAGATATCAAAAAACTGTCCTTCAAAATATATAATTAAAAATTTGTCTGTTCCAATAGCCACATATCTATTTCCGTCTTTGTCTACAAAGGCGTGCATTTTTCTTGCAACACCAACTAAAGTATCTGTTAATAAAGATTGCCAACCACCAACTTTTTCTGGTAATCCATATCTAAATCTAACATTGTCTGAATCGACCCAACGACCATCAGCTCCAACAGCAGTGTCTTGCTTGTCAATGCCAGGAGCAAACTTAATTTTCGTAAGCATCCTTAACTCCTATGAT